TCTTTCTTCGCTTTCAGGTAAGCACCTGCCATCAACAATGCGAATGAAGTCTTAAAGTGTTTAGACGGGCCTGCCAGAACCGTAAGGCCTGGAGCAATACCACCATCTACTGAACCAGACAACGCGACGTTCACCATAGGAACGTCGGTCGCAACCATATCTTTTGCCGTAAAGAATTTACTCGTACTGAGAACTTCAGTCTCTTTAATCTTAGAGTTCTTCTTTAGTTTGTCCATTATACTCATTAATCTTTTGCCTCACCAAAGTTAGCGAATGTGATGTTATTAACCTTTTCTCTTTCATCAAGGTCGTATTGTACACGATAACGAGTGTTTATGTCAAGTACTTTCTCAAGTAAGTCAAAAGATATTTCTTGGTCATCCACCTTATGGGCAGAGAACTTTAAGAAAGCATTCGTATCTTTAGGAAGACACGCACCACCGAAACCTCGTTTACCATCAAAGCCAGGCACACGAGTGTGGCCCATACCAACACGTTCGTCCAGTCCTGCCGCACGAGTAATGATGTTATAAGAACATCCATATAGATTAACCAAGTCATATAACTGATTAAAGAATGTTACCTTCGTAGCAAGATAGGAGTTGATTGTATACTTAACGAATGATGCCTCGAATGCGGTCATACGGTGATAGTCATTAGACTCACAACCACTGAAGATATCATAGATTTCAATCAGTTCTTGAGTTGCCTGTGGAGAACCACCCATGACGTGGAACTTGGCAGTAACGAAGTCAGCCTTAGCGTTCTTCTCTGTCAGGAACTCAGGATTATAACAGAATCGGTCTACTTGACGACGATCCATAGTATTGTATAGTCGCTGGACTACATCCGGAGTGACCGTAGATTTAACTACGACCAATGCGTTAGTGTGATAAAGAGTCTTCAGTACAGCATTTTCCACGATAGTAGAGTCTACAGTTCCGTTGTCATTAGATGGAGTCGGAGCACACACAAATACACATTGTGGGTCGAACTCTTTTAGATCATCTACCGATGTATTGTACTTCGGGTCAATTAGTTTGAAAGCAACCATCGGATGAGTAAACGCATACTCAACCGCTTGGCCAACAAAACCGTGACCTACGATTGCCACACGAAAAGGATTCGCTGGACTTAGTGGAGCATCATTATTTGACATTATTTAATCCCATTATAAGTTTTGTACCATTCATAAAAACGTTCAACACCTTCGGCGATACTTACCTTGGGTTGATATCCTAGAGCCTCTAACTTAGAAGTATTAGACCAAGTCTCTAGAGTATCCGCTGGATGTTTAGGTGCGAGGTTTTTAATTGCCTCTTTACCTACATTCTTTTCAATTTGCGTGATGAATTCCATAAGTTCGACTTGTTCACCACGACCGATGTTGAAAATCTCTCCCGATTCAATCTCAGGATGATTTAAAACGCACTCGATACCATCTAGGATATCTTCCACGAAGGTAAAGTCTCGCTTCATGTTCCCGTAATTATACACGGTAATCTCTTCCCCGTCAAGGATTTTATTTGTAAAATCAAATAAAGCCATATCAGGACGACCCCAAGGGCCATATACAGTGAAGAATCGTAGACCGACAGTGTTGAGTCCTGACGATTGGAACTGACATTCGTTTGCCCACTTGGTGTAACCATATGCGTTCAACTGTTTACCGGTCTCTTGACCTTCAGTCCAAGGTACCTGAGAACCCGCGTACACACAAGACGTTGACGCATAAATGATACGAGTGTCGGGAAGGTATTTCTTACACACATCAATAAGATTCTGAGTAGCATCAATGTTGTTACGGTGATACTGTTTCTCTTTACCCATTGAGTCACGTACGCCCGCGTGAGCAGCGAGATGGATGATAACATCTGGAGAAAATTCACGCAATAACGCTTCAGTCTTGATGTCGTCCGCGAGGTCACAGTTCCAGATAAACAGGTCAAAGTGAGTCATGCGGTCTATTTTGAGTTTCGGGTCATACAGGTGACGATTGAAATTATCGATACCTTTTACTTCATACCCATTGTTTTGTAAACGTCCAGCGAGTTGTGAACCTATGAATCCGGCAGCGCCGGTTACAAGTATTTTCTTCATTGTTTAACCATTCCTATAAATGTATTCTAATGCTCGATCAGCCTCTACCAACAGAGGCCTACTAGCATACCAGTTTCCAGTATCGTTGTCGAACTCACGAATTAGGTCTGCGAGTTGGGTGGCGGTGAGGGGATATCCTTTCGCATATGCGTTACCCGCAATTGACAACATAATGCTGTACATCTTACCATACCACCCAGTGTCGCTAATTTGTTGATACTCCGCACCCAGTCTTCGAGGCCAGAACGGGCAGTCACGATATGATGACCATCTGAAGTCAGTATTATTTAGACCGTCCTTACGATGTTGAATTACGGCAGATGCCAAGTGTGGAGGTAGTCTATCTAGAAAAGAATTACCAGTCTTCTCGTGATAAGGATGTTTAGCAATCAACTCTGACACATTCAGAGCAGCTCCTTTATTCTCAAAGAAGAACGACCACGCGTTAGGATATACCGCAGGGATATAGTACATACGCGCAAGGTCTTTAGTCTGTGGGTCACCAATCTCACCCAGTTCAGTGTTGAGTGCGTACCAGAACGCTTTGATGCGCTCGGTCTCAACCGTCTCGTCTAATCGAAAGACAATGCGAAACTTAGGATAGTTATCTACGTCTTTCGGATGAGTCGGCTCACGTGAACTTGCTGTATTGTAGACCACATAATCATACTGACCGAAGTCTTCACGTAATGCGTCTTCTAGGGCACTAAGAGAACCGGTAGGATAATTATGATCGTCCACATCAACACAGCACCAACCACCCCAACGTAGAGTATTGCGGTTAGCGCGAGTCGTGCCGTCCTCGAAAACAGCAGGAGTAATAAGAGCAGAACTGTTAGCACCACCTTTTTGTCCCTCTTTAGTCGAGAGTGCTTTCAGTAAACCAACGAAGGCATCCCAAGTATCAAAAGATTGCTTGCGATGAGTCTTGTTGTCGAACTGATTTTTAAATATAGTTAATTCGTAATTCATGTGACCATTATACCATAATATAGAGTGCCTGTCAACCGAAGAAATCCTCTAGTGACGACGGAGGTTCCGCGTCCCAACCAACCGCATCAAGAATGGGAGTAAGTGGGTCTAGGAAACTTTTAGTAAACATCAGGTCATAATCGATATGAGTATGTAGACGCAACTCTTTTGGCATATTAAGTGGGTATGATATAACATTCTGACCCAAGTAATTAGGAACTTTCAGATAAACGAACTTAATCTTCTCGCCCGTCTGGACTTCCTGATACTTCTGTGTCAGACCGTGAGTCTTCAATGCGGCATTGTAACACAACGCACCGCGCACATGAATCGGAGTACCTTTCTTGAAGATAGTCTTGCGGTCTACCCATTTGTTCAGGGCAGATATACCACGAGGGAATGAAATATCTTCGGGTGGTAAGGTTCTGAAATGGGACTTAAAGTCTCGAATGTACTGTTGTGTGTCTGATTCGGTACCTTCTACGATAACCCGAAAGATTTCCTTGAACTTGTCACGCACGACCGAAGGAGTCGATGACTTGATTGCCTCGATACCCATCATCTTGAGTTTAGGTTCTGCGTATTGGACACCCTCGTTGTTATGGACGTTCAGGATGTAACGTTTCTTAGCCATCCAGATACCACGGTCAGCGATAACTTCACGTCCCATCTCCATACGATTACTATATGCGCCAGTAATCTTCGCCATCTCTGCGTAAGATGTTTCCAGAACTTTCTCAAAGTGTTCGGAACAAATCTTGTCTAGGAATTTAACAGGGTCTTTAGGAGCAAACTTATCAACCAAGGCACCCATACGAATATAAACAGAGTCGGTATCAATTGCCACAACGTAGTCTTCATCTGTTTTAAGGAGGTTTTGCATTTCATTGTTAACGGCTCTCTCTGCCCATTTGATTGCGAGTTGACCCGCAATAGTAATTGATTCCGCAACTCGCTGATCAAAATATCTAAAATAGCGATTCCCAAGGGCGCCATAAAGTGAATTCATAAGAATCTTGATGGCGGCCTGTTTATTGTTCAGAGAGGTAATCTTATACTGGAGCGCCTTAGATGGATTATGTTGATACTCTTGTTGAAGTTCCAACATCTCTTTCTTGACTACCCGACGTTCCGAATAGTATTGTTCGATGATTGAAGGAACAACACCTTTTCGGTCGTGCGAGAATCTAACACCAGTAGGCGCAATAGAATGACAGAGTTTAGAATAATCAAAGTCGTCACTATACATAGTACCGTCTAGTATTTTATCCACAGACATATTTGGAACAATACCATCCAAAACAGTCTCGGGGGACATGTTGTACTGTACAATGATGTTAGGATACAGAGAGTTCAAATCGAAAGAGGTTACCCAGTCGTGCGAACCGACTTGAGGTTCTTTCACGTAACCACCGGCAAATGCGGACTTAGGTTTATCTGTCTTAGGTGGAACCACAATCTGTTTCGCGTTCAGCATACGATAGATGATGCTGTCCCAGATATTAGTAGTACCTAGGGTATCACCGTAGTTGGCACCTGCCTTATATGCCATAGTCAGGATAAGGGAGATGAGGTCGAGTTTCTCGTCCAACGCATGAACGAGTTCAACATCCTTAATGTTATAGTCGATGAACTTCTGGTAATCTTCTTTGTAGAGATTAAACAGGGTACCGTGTTCTTCGTAGTCGATTTTACGCTCACCGAGTTCGATAGTCGCGATGTGGTCGAGACGATACGATTCTTGTTGGGTATATGTGAACTTCTTGTAAACATCCAAGTAATCGAGATGCTCAATACCCTCAAGGATATATTCTTGAACCTTCTTACCGAAGTATTCCCGATTGCGCTCGCGGATGATACCCCAAGGCGATAGTTTAGAAAGTAGTGTTTCGTCACCAAATAGATTACGCGTACGGTTGATGATGTACGGAATATCAAATCCCATAGTGTTCCAACCAGTAATTACGTCGGGAGTATGGCGACTCCAGTGGTCAATAAACTTACGCAACAAATCCATCTCGTTATCGCATTTGATATACAAGACATCTTTACGTGTGACCACATAGTCATTCAGACCCCACACCCAGTAGACACCGTCGTTCTTGCGTAACGTAATAGAGATGACAGGATGTTCGGCCTTACTAGGTTCAGGGAACCCCGCGTCAGACGCAACCTCAATATCGAAGTTGGTGACTTCTACCGAAGAACGGTCGAACTCGATATCGGTCGGGAATTTTTTAGCGATGTACTGAAACACCATGTTATTCATACCGTACACATTGACGTTAGAAACGTCACGATACAGTTTATCAAACTCGGTCGCCTCAGACATAGAGTCGAAAGTCACGGGCGCGACATTCTGACCGTCTAGGGTTTTCCAAGGTGAGGTTTTGTCACTATTGACAAATAGAGTGGGTTTAAACGCAATCTTTTTCTTGACGCGTTCGCCATTTTTGTATCCGCGATACAGCAAGTTATTGCCGCGACGGACAACTGAGGTATAGAATTCTTTAGTATTTTTTATCATGTGGCCATTATAGGTTAATATGAACGCTGTGTCAAGAGAAAAAATCGGAAAGGGTAGCAGTATTGTTCTGTTCGTACCAGTCTCTACAAATGTCCATCACTCGCTGACGACGTTTGTAATTAATCTCACCATTATCTAGTAGTGTTTCAAATAACTTGTCTATCCCGCCACCTAGTTGTAGGTTGATGTGGGGTTTGACCTTACCAAGAACTTTTTCGATCTCAAACTCTTCTCGAATTATATTCTTCTGTTTTGGTTTGTTGAGTTCTTCCCACGAGAACTTCATAAAGAACTCGCGTACGCGTGGATCTAGATACGGAGTAACATGAACCTTACCATGTTTCTCTGCTAGATTAGTGTGTTGTTTTAGTCCTGCGCAGTCACCGTCGAGGTAGGCATTACGGAACTCATTCCAGTTGACTCTCTTCTGGTTGTTTTCTTTACAGTACTTGACATAGTTGCGCTTCTTTTTAAAAGAAGAGTATCTAATCATTGCTTTCTTAGAACACCCGAAGTATGCGTCAGCACCCCATCCAGTGATACAGTATTCCTCTGTCATGTTTTCATAACAATAGAGGAAGGGAAACACTGCGGCTTCGTAGTGGGATTTCTTGCGACAACCATGTTTGACTAGTCGGTGCCAGTCTTCAACTAGGTTATCAGTAGGGACAATAATAGTGGTGAACTCCCACCCCATGATTTCTGCGACTTCCTTTGCCTTCGCGTGGTCATAAGATGGTTGTCCTTCAAGATGGAAACTATACGCGTGTACAGTCTTCCCAGCATCCTGTGCAGCGATTGCCACACTGATACTGTCAACACCACCAGAAAGAAGTACCGCAACTTTATCATGCGGCACCTTTCCTGCTATGTGGTCAGAGAGAATTTCTCTAATCATCAATTACCCCATATGGCTCTTAATATAACTACCATTTAAAATATCCTTATCCCACTCACTCATAGGTCGTCTAGCAACATCTAGAAGTGTGCCCATTCCCATTAAATCAGTACCCTGAACTCGACAATGATTAAACTTAGTATTAGGTTTGCGATAATCGTAGTGTTTCACAACAGGGAGACCATCAAGACTCATCAATAGGTCGGTACACGTATGACCATTCCATGTCTGGTCTAGATATTGAACAGTCGCATCATTCTTGAATAACATATATTGGATGTACGGCTGGTCTGTTATATAATAACTCGCATCTATACCAGAATCCTGAATAACCTCAACATAGTCTTTAAGGTCGAACCACCCTTCCGTACGTGCGCGTATACGCATCTTCTTCGAATATATCACAACACCACTGTTTAACGCAATAGGTAATTGCCCATCTATACTAGGAAACTCAACACCCAACTTAGTTCTCACCAAGTTATCCCATTCTATAAGTTCAATGCGTTTGTGGTCTGGCATAGGATTATCCAGTACCCACAATTCAGGTACCATACCAACATCCATATTCTCATTGAATGCGTCGAATATATTATATTGTAGTTTCTCTGCGGGAAATATATCTAAGTCAGCAAACAGAACTTTATCATATTCATCGAACATAGGGTCGAATATAGGTTTTAGTGCTGAAAAGAAGTAACCCTTATCACCTACCGAATAGTTAAAATGTTTTGATAAGAAGTCAGGGTTATGTTCAAATATGTAATGAACACCTATACGTCTAGCATACTCCTCCATCATGCGACGACCCAACAAGATATCTGCTCTTAAATCACCATCCCAGTACTGGTAAATGACATTCATGTGGTAGAATCTTGGTTGATCTGAAACTTGCGGTATACCCCAGTTTTATTCAGACTAACATGATTGAAGTTAGACACATTACCATGTAATTGGATATTCGCGTGACCAAATTTAAGGAATCTATCGGACGCAACACATAGACACTGGAACATGAAAGTTGCGCGACCAGAGTTACTCATAGACCACGACTGTTCTTTGAAGAACTCAAAGAAATCGGTAGTTAAAGCAAAACTATCTTGTCCTAGAATTTCGTCTTTCAAGCAGTCTAGAAACTGAATCGCAGTGTCTTCTTCACCAATCTCCGACATGAGAGATGCCCAAGAAGCAAAGTTTCTTCGGTAGGGGGAATATTCTGAAACGCTATCAAAGAAATCGTCTATAATATCATTACCTCTCTTCACTATACCGGAATAACTTTTCCAATATTCAATGGCATTTGACATGTTAAGGGAAGGGAGACCCTTACGTTTTACCGCATCGCCCAGAGTAGTTATCTCACTAGCCTTTGCCTTTGGATACTTGCGTTGAATCTCATCACCGGCAGTACGCTTACGAGCTTCGGTTCCTTTGGTAAAGGTGTCAGGCATAACTCCCAGTATAACCGGAACTAATACCGTTATACCTAACTTTATCACAGCGATCAATCTATGCTGGAACTCAGTTATGTTACCATCGGTGTTGAATGTTAAAGCACCACCATCCCACAACCAACCTTCTCTCTCAATATTCCTAACAAGATTATTGACTTGATTCTTTTTAATAAGTCTATTATCATAGTTATGGTTGTCAAGAATGTATTGGGCGACTGTTGGAGTTAATAACAGCTGGGTAACCCCTTTTGTTTCTGATTTGGGATCAAACCCCAATTTTTCTACTCTTAAAGTCATATTTCGAATCCTCTATTTTATGACGTTTATATAATAGTACTATTACTTTATCGCAATAGCACCCACAAACAGGTGATTCATCCAGAACGGTTGAATCTTTGTTGAATCAAAACCAACTGAGGTCAGTAGACTAGTCAGGTCATTCCAAGTCATCGGTTTCAACATAGTTCGGAGAATCTTCTCTTTCTCCATAATATCTTCATAGGTAAAGTGCTGTGCCTTGTACTCATAAAACGTAGAGGTCATCATATCTTGGATACGTGAGTTCTCCGCATAAGTCTTCTCGGCAAAGATAAACGCACCACCTTCGTTGAGTCCGTCATAGATGTTCTGTAGTACTTTCTTTCTCCATAAAGGTTGCATAAACTGTAACGTAAAGATAGATGTCACAAGAGAACAGTTGGCGAAGTTGTGGTGGATGATGTTTTTGTTTTGAAAACAGACGTGATGACCACCTTCGTTAAGTCTTGTCTGTCGCGCAGTCATATCGTCTTGAAATACCGGAGCATACTCAACACCACAGTAATGTGCGTTAGGGGCAGTAGTATGATTCTGTTCAACCATTGCTTCGATAGTCTTACCTGTACTACATCCAATGTCAACGACCTTAGTATCGTTCTCTACAAAGTAACGTGATAGGTTTACCACGTCATCATGGAGCGTGGAGTAGTGACGAATCGAAGCATCGATGTGATTATCGAAACCTTCTTCGCGGTGACCAAACGTAAAGTCTTTATACTTCTCTCTATCTTTCATTATACACCTTCAATACGTTCTCATAAACGCTCTCTGCGACTGCTTTCATCATTAGTGGAGGAACCATACGACCAACACGTTCTGCCTTCTGGTTCCACTTACCCGTGAGTTTAAAATCATCAGGAAGTGACATTATACGCTTTAATTCACCTAGTGTCAACTTTCTTGGTTCACTCCAGTGAAATGCGCCGGCAGTAGTGTCACCATTACCCATTGCGGTAAGAGTAGGAGCAGGAGCTTCGAGAGATACACGTTTAAGGTTGAAGTGATGTCCTTTAGGATGATAGTCACCACCAGTCAAGACCTTATCAGGGAACCTTGGCATTAGAGATCCCGTGTCTTTCCAGTAGGCGGTTCTCTCGAACTTCTCGGTCAGGTATTTGACTTCTTCCTCGTCATACTCCAAACCAAGGAGAGCATCCTTCAGTGGAATTGTGGTGTTAGATGGTGTAGGGAATAAGTGATTCATTGTCAAGAAATGTAGACCAACCTTGTCAGCAACATCTTGTCTCACGGCAATGAAGATTACACGTGAACGAGTTTGCGATACACCATAGTAACGAGCATCTAGTACTTCCGACACAACCTCGTAACCAATATTCTCAAACTCATTTAGAATACGTGCGTAGTATTCCTTAGCCTCACCAATAGTAAGACCTTTAACGTTCTCCGCGATAATAACCTTGGGTTGAATATCGTTAGCAACACGAAGGAACTCGAAGAACAGGTCTTCAATATTCTCGACAATTTTACCATCAGAGTATTTTTTAGTTTGTCCCCATCCATCAGAATGTTTGCCATCCGATGAATGGGAAAGTTTCCCTGCGACAGAGAATGCTGAACACGGGGGTGACCCGTCAAGAATGTCCAGTTCACCTTTCTTGAGACCGACAAGGTCTAGAAAGTCTTGACCAGACAATTCTTTGATATCGTTGGGGACGATAGGAGTGGTAGGATAGTTATCTTTGTAGGTGTTACGTGCTTCTTCGACAAACTCATTGATCGCGAGAATATCACCACCGGCAAGACGATAACCAGTGGATGAACCGCCACCACCCGCAAAGGTGGAGACTACGTTAAATTTCTTTTGAGATGCTGCGTCGTAAACATCTTGTAATGTATAGGGGGTGTAAGTCATAATATACCTTCAGTTGTATAAGTTGCATTATACAGTATTTAGCGTAGTATGTCAACTAGAATATAGCACATACAGTCATTCAATTCATGCTGATATTATACATGACTCTGAAGGGTTTGTCAATCAATTATTGCGAAAAACTTGTGTCGTGTCCAAGGTTCATTAATATGAGTCTCATTATAACCGTGATGGTCTTGAGTAACTAACAACCTCTTAGAGATGACTTGAGTGGTAGGTGTAAGAATACCTTTACCATTCTTGTCAAGCATATTGAACGGTTCGCCAATGTCGCGACAAAAGGTCAAAGTATCACACCCATGCCATGGATGTATAGCAGTATCAGATAACCCCAGATAGTTTACTTCAGGTAGTGCCAGATGAGACGTGGTGTACGTTCTAAACAATCTCTGTAGGGTACAGTACGGGCCGCAGTTGATTGGAAAATTATTATTAACAAGAGTATGATTCGCCCAATGAGCAAACCGTCTATCTAGGGAATACATCCCCATAAACAAACCTATGTTGGCGTAAAGCATACTGTCCGACGCCTTCGCGAGAGATTTAAACACCTCGTATCGCTCAGGAATCAGATAGGTATCATGTTCTATAACCCAAAACTTCTCACCGGACTCTGCTTGTTGTCTCATGAGTTCCCAATGAGAACACATTCCTGCCTTCTCTGTAGGAGAGTGATCGTCCTTCGCGTTACCAGAATGTAGGTCGACTCCCATGAGACTAGCCTTCCAGTTGTAACGGTCTACATGTTCTTGAAACGTATCAGACTCAGGAGTGATAGCATCAAACACTTCTATACCATCAATAAACCCATCGTCAATAGCACATTGAAAAGACTTCCGAGAAATCTCAGCATACTCTTCTGACCTTTCATTACCCTTGATTACTATCTGTCTTACTTTCAAGAAATTCTCCTTTTGATAAACTCTTCCTGATTACCACTTCTTAACCTACAATGAACAAACTTAGTAGTTGGGGTTCTCATATCATTCCAGATTTCAGACACATTATTAAAAAGCTTCACGCTGTCTGTCCATATATGACCATTCCAGTCCTGACTTAACAATTGTATGTCAGCATTATTCTTATGTAACATATACTGAAGATATGGTTGAGCGGTCAGAAAATATTCATCAGGCATTCTATTTTCAAAGTCATTTAACCTAGGTGCCTTATCAATCATCCACTCTACGTATTCAGGTAGGTCAAACCAGTTCCTCGCTTTCTCTCTGATTTGTTTTGAATACAACACGACTCCGCTGTTAAATGATACATCAACAACAGCAACTTCTTCCTTCCATTCTTTTAGTTTCTTTAGTTTAGTCGGAGGAATTCTATCATGGAAGGTTTCTTCGACGACTCCGACTTCACCCGTGAGTTCATCAAATATATTATCAGTCAGTCCCTCGATAGGAAGAACATCAACGTCCGCGTAAAGAATTTTGTCGTATTGGTCAAACCGAGGGTCTAGTAAGGGTTTCAGTGAACCGAAGTACACGTCATTATTTTGGATACGATTACCAGTAGTGTATTGGTAATGTGTTTGTAAGAAATCGGTATTATGCTCGAACATGTATTCAACACCGACAGTCTTAGCATATTCTGTCATAAGATGAACGCCCGCTTCTACTTCAGGGGTGATATCACCATCGAAATATTGATATATAAGATTCATTCATCAGTTTCCATAATTAAAAAAAGGGAGACATTGCTGTCCCCCTTATTTAGTTAAGCAAGTAAGGTTAGACAATACATAATGGTATAGCCACTAAGTACCGCAGCACAGATAACACCGATTTGGTCAATACGACTGTTATACGATTTTCTCTTTTGCATTTTTTGTTTCCTCGTTAGAATTGATTGATATCTTACGAGGCTTCTGACTATCAGGTATTACGACTTCCAATTTTATGGCAAGTAACCCATTCCTGAAATCAGCTCCAGTTACTTCAACATACTCCGACAGACGGAATTGTTTCTCAAACTTCTTAGTTGAGATACCCTTGTGAATATATTCCCTACCACGGTCTTCATGCTTACCTCGAACGGTAAGTGTGCGGTTCTGTATTACGATATCGATTTCATCTTCACCGAAACCGGCACATGCTAATTCGATAAGGTAATTGTTACCCCCAGTAGTAATAATATTATGTGGGGGAAAGTTATCGCCCGAGTTGCGTGAGACGCGGTCTAGGTCTTGAAACATAGAATCGAATCCTACGAATGCTGAGCGAGGGAATAGTGATTTTGTTGCTGTGTTTGTCATGTAATGACTCCTTAATTAAAAGCAAGTATAATAGGATACCCGAACCATTCGGCATATCCTGAGTCGCTATTTATACAAATAACAACCTTAGTAGTATTTCGACGGACAAGGGTCACCTTCAACTCCGAAGGAGAAGGAGACTCGTGATTCTCGTGGAATTACTTGATGATGCGTACCTCGGGGGAGGTACACGTACATACCCGGCTTAAAATCAAAAGGTTCATTGTTATTGACACCTTCTACTTTTAAACCGACAGTGCTGATCACTTGGACGAGAAAAACGTCCATAGAGTCTTTATGCCAAGGGTATGACCCACTCGCACGACCAAATCCACTAAACGCGATGTTAGTGATTTTATTGGCGTGTAGGGTGAATACGTCTTGCATCTCTTCATAAATGTTCTTAGCAAACTCCGGAGCACTTCCGCGAGAATGAAACTTATTTAATCCGATACGCATTTTGTCTGAGTTGCGATCATATAGATCGTCTGGATGCGAGTCCATCATCTTCATGAACTCATTCCAGCTGTAGGTATCTTCCATATTAAACGGAAGACTACCCACAAACGGAATTTTATTTTTTATATTGTCGTCACGGTTTTCAAAAATATCATAATAATCTGACATGATTTAGGTATTCCAAATAATTAATTATTACCTATATTGTACTTAGGCTGTAATGTCCAGTTGGCCTTATCTTGGTACGATATAATTTTAATCTGCCTCATCGGAGCGCAGTCTTTAGCAACTTCTTTATTCACTATGGCAACAAGACCCCAGTCCTGTAATAGAGTTGCTATGGTATTGCGACGTTCTACATCGCCTTCCTCAAGATTACTTTTCTTCCCATCTAGTAAAAACAGTTCTTTAAAATGAACTATGAAGTATCTACCCTGCTTATGTAGGATATGACAAGATTGGAATAGAGTATTGTCGCGACGGGATGCGACACCTATTCTGGTCAAAGTTTCTCTAACTTTGAGGAAGTCATCTGGCTCAGCCAACGTTATTTCTAACATCATATCTAAGTTCCATTTAACGAGATTTTTCTCTTCCACCTTTATACACCTTATTTTTTATTACGCTGATCTGTTCATCAGTCAATAATGATAGAGCCTGCCTGGCCTTTTCATTACTGTATCCATAATATTCTTTTATTAATTGAATGGCATCAGTCTGACTTGCTTTATTCCACTTAGAAAATCTCTTTCTTTTCCTAACAATATTTATAAGAAAGTCATTCTGAAGTCGCACACTAATATGATGTAATCTGTTCATTTCGTTGGCAAGAATTACGGTATCTGAGAAGTAGGATAGAGACCTATTAATCAGATAACTGTTATAATATGTATCATTATCCGCGTCTCCGACCAACAAATTCTTCTTGGTGTCATTAATGCTTTTTACGAAGTCAAAGGGACTTAATTTTTTAGATTCGGTCATCTATCTTACACCATCCTCTTCTAAAGTCTTTTTCATATAACGTATTAATTCTAGCAATCTGGTCTGCAGTCATGATACCATCGTATACTTTCATAGTACTAGCGTTGTCATGAATGTTTAGTCTATCCGCAGACAACCCCAGAGCAGAGGACTCATTTATCAGCACTAGTAATCTATTTAGTTCACTGATATCTACGACAATATCGTAGTCTTCCGGAACGCCCATGTACCATGACTGAGTATAGAAGTGATTATTTTTAACAGAACCATCTTCCATAGATATAATAACTTTTTCAATGTCACTATCCAATGAAGGAAGTTCATTACCACGGCCACTGCGAATGTGGCGGGCCTGGTTCGCTACGATGTACTCACACGCAGATTTGAATCTATCAATTGGATCTCTTCGAACCGCAAGTCTAAAACTATCCTTACGGAAGGGAATATCGAATTGGTCTCCTTCTTTGCGGACTTTATCTAGTCTACCCGCACGACCAATATACTCATCGTGACCTCTATGAATTCTATATAATTCTTTTAGGGTAGACATACCGTTCTTGGGGCAAAGTCTCACATCAACATTATTAGGAAAATATAATACGTTATCGGCGGGAGACATTTCATATAGTGAAGTATTTTGCATTATGCTTTTATTTCCACGTTTGCCATGACCTCAGTGAGGCAGGCGACTAGGTTAAGTTCGTGATCTTGAACAAACGCATTCTTATATTGATAATCACCAAGTATCAGCACTAATTGTGGAATACTATTGGGCACAACATAATCATACATTTTATCGTATATGCCACGGAAAATCGCAGCAGGTTCTATATCTATATTATTTACGACCCAAGAACGCATACTCCTAAAGTTTTTATCTCGAATAGACTTGAATAACGCAGTATATGGGTCAGAGACTTGCTTAGCTGCTGTTAGCGGGATGTTCAGAGTGCCAGAGATAGAACCACGCTGCATCTCATTGATGACCCTGCGCCAGTCAGGAGCGTGCCGCATGATGAGGTTTGCGATCACGTTATTATCAAACTGAACGTTCTCTTCTTTGAGAATATGTTGGGCGCGAGACATGAATTGCCCACACAACTGAACCATAACTGTTTTGTTAAAATTGAACTGGTATTTGGAACATCTAGAGTGAAGAGGTTCGATAATACGGTTCTCGAAGTTACAAGTCATAATAAAACGACAGTTCTTAGAAAACTCTTCGATGAACCCACGGAGAGCAGGTTGGGTCGATTGGGGATTGAGGTAGTCCGCCTCATCTAGGATGACAACTTTGTAACCACCCTGTAAGGATACCGAGGAAGCAAACTGTTTAATCTTACCACGTAGGGTATCAATGTTACCTTCTTCCGACCCGTTCACAATGATGTAATCTACGTCCAGTTCTTCACAGATAGCACGTGCGACAGTAGTCTTACCAGTACCAGCGGTACCAGTGAACATCATATTAGGAATCTCGCCACCATCGACGATTTTCTGGAAGGTGGTCTTCAGTTCTGTAGGAAGGATTGTTTCTGAAACTTTTGATGGGCGATACTTCTCAACCCAAAGGAATTCTTTGCTCATGTGTTACTCCATAATAAAATAAATGTATCTTTCAACGAGAGCTATTATACTACAATAACTCTCTCATGTAAATAGGTATTAATCAAATAAGTTAAATAAATCTAAAGATTCCCACGGCCAGTAGGTGTAACCAAAATGTCCCCACCTCGCGGTCTCTTTTAAGTTTATGGAAAAGAGATCGAAACGGTCAATGATTCCTTTGGGTGTCAGGTCAACAGTATCCAGAACCAATTTTACGAGGTCTTCGCGCACTTGTCCGTCCGCATAGATGTATAAACTAGTGGGTTCTTTCACACCAATAGCATAACTCAACTGAACGGTACAGTTACTCACACCAAAAGAATGAACAATATTCTTTGCGATGTAACGTGCCATATATGCGCCAGAACGGTCAACCTTGGTACAGTCTTTACCACTAAACGCACCACCACCATGTGGACAGTACCCACCATAGGTGTCTACAATAATCTTTCGACCAGTAACACCAGCATCACCATCAGGGCCGCCAATGATAAACTGACCTGTGGGATTAATAAGATATTCAGTTTGGTTATCGACCCAATCACCGAGACATTTTTTGATAAGTTCTTTTATATTAGTTCGTACAATCTCTATATCTTGCTTTGCGGTATGTTGCGCACTACAAACGACTTTAGACACTCGAAGAGGTTTACCTGTTTCAGCATAATCGACAGAGACCTGAGACTTGATGTCGGGGCCATACTTTGAATACGCACTAACACTTTCTATTATCTTTTTACTGAGACTAATTGCGAGAGGCATATAGGTATCGGTCTCTGTACACGCATAACCAAACATTAGTCCTTGGTCACCCGCACCGAAGTCATCAGTACCTAGAGCGATGTCAGCAGATTGACCGTGTAGTTCATTGTAAACCTTTAAGTTTCTCCAATGGAAACCATCTTGTTCGTAACCAATTTCATACACAACGTCTCGAACAATCTGTTCAATACGTTTCTTGTCAAACTTATCGCTCTTATATTCTCCAGCAAGGACTACCATGTTAGTAGTTACAAGGGTTTCGACCGCAGCGCGATGGGAGGGGTTTTTATCTATCAGGTAGGTTGCTACAGCATCAGATATGATGTCAGCAATTTTATCGGGGTGGCCACTACTAACGCTTTCACTAGTAAAAGTGTAACTCATAATAAATTCTCATAATATATAAAATGGAGCCGCCTATCCGATTCGAACGGATCACCTGCTGATTACAAGTCAGCTGCTCTACCAAATGAGCTAAGGCGGCATTTACTTTCTAACTATTAGTATATAGTCAGAGTTTAACTATCAATGTTACCAGTATAGCAAGTAGTAACATATTAGTCGTAAAGATTTCTATCGCTAGTATTGTGTGATACCAAACCCAACGAGTCTTGTAAGCATTCTCGACGGTAATATCGTCGGGGTCTGCATCGGTCATTGGTGTTGAGGTTATTCCTCTTAAAAATTTAAACATCGTTACGCCGTATGAGAGTTACTTTAGCATTATGGTTTTCCGTTTTAGCAGGCCCTTTACTAGGAAAGTACCTACAGTAGTTTACAATAGAATATAGACCGTCGTGTTCAGCATTAAACTTTCTAAACGTACTAGCGACAGAATCAGTTTCAGTGTCGTCTAGGACTATAAAAGGTACTTTAAGTTGATGACATAAATTAAGGTCGTTCATAGCACATTCTTTACTATGACCACCATCAACAAATACCACGTCTAGACCTTTAGGAAAGTTGTCTACAGTCATTGTCAATGAATCTATTTTAGTGAATTCAAATCTATCACCAAATAGTTCTTTAGTTAACACGGCATTAGGTTCGGTGTAATCATGAAACCCTATGTCGTAAGAATGTACTTTAAGATTAGGAAACAAAGTGAGTAGCAAATTACTACTATGTCCTGCGTTAAATCCTATCTCAGCAATACTCTTAAAGTTAGTTAACTTCTGAACACCATACCAGAACTGAAATAATCTGGTTTGAGGTTTCATATAGCCTTCAGTTATCTTTCGTGTTTCTAGATAGGGGAAAGATATTGCCTCTAACTCGTCATATGTGTATTTAGTACGATCTTTTAAATAATCAGTCATTTCTTCTTTTTTCACTATAATGACGCACTATGTATATTCGAGTAAATGCGACAACAGAAAACCAACAAGTAATTATGTTAGAAATCCAGAACGGACTGGTTATCTCCCACTCACCTACAATCAACCACAAAAAGAAAATGTTGAGGGGGTAATTTATCATCGCCCCCGTCAACACATGTATCGCAGCTTCTTTAGCTATATAGGGATTTAGTTTAAACAACTATTTCTCAAAACATCTACTAGATTCTCGGGAGAAGAAACACTGTACGGGTCAAGTGGACAGTCATCCATACAACCATCTTCAGGTAAGAAATTCGTGACAACCATGTCATTAACTACCATAGAATATCTCCAAGAACGTTCACCAAATCCTAGATTACGTTTAGATACAGACATTCCAAGACTGAGAGCAAAGTCACCATTACCATCTGGTAACATCTTAATATTCTTGATACCTAACTTTTCTGCCCACTGAAACATACTGAAGGCATCATTGACAGATGTACAATATATTTCATCAATACCTAAGTCCATAAACTCTTGGTACATATGTTCGTAAGAAGGTAACTGTTCGTTAGAACACGTAGGAGTAAATGCGCCTGGCAGTCCGAAGATTACTACACGTTTACCACCGATCAGTTCAGATAGATTTTTGCGCACCCAAACAAATGGGTTGTCTCCACCTATAGAGTCATCACGTTCTCTGAGATGAAATGTCACGTCAGTTAAAAACGGGTCAAACATATTTTACTCCAATAAAAGTGATGGTGTGGGGTGATCATAATAAACATATATTCAATCAAATCAATGGGGGCAAAGAAATATTGCCCACACCATCAAAAGGGTTACAAATTATTTCTTAGCAGGTTTACTGCTGGATTCTTCGATAGCGGCAGCTGCGGCTGCTTGAGCAATACGCTCATACAACGCGACTACTTGAACACCTTGGTCACGTAGTTGACCGATAGTGGTGAGTTCTTCACCTTTAAAGGCACCACGGGTTACGATGGTATCAATAACTGCGATACACGAACGTGCTACGCGGTTTGCTAAATCATTAAGTTGTGCTTGTTCTGGGGTCATTATTTTGCTCCTGTTGATGAATTTTCTACTGCAATAAAGTATTCGATTTCTGATTGAAGAGACTTGAATTTAGAAATGAGACGATTGCTCACACCAACCTCGTAGTCTTCACCAATCAATTTAAGGTTATTCACACCAATAACATAATTAAACTCAGAACCTTCGGGGTACGTACCCTCTACGGTAATTGAGAATGAATTAGATGATTGGGATGTCTTGGACTTACCGTCGACGACGATCTCAATAGCACCATTACTTGGTCGTATATTAATCTCTTCGTGACCTAGCGCTGAGGCGGCACGTTTGATTTTAGACAAAGTATCGTTAGTGAGAACGAACTTGACTTCAGCATCTGGCATCTGAATATCTTTCTTAGGTGCCGTCAGCATTTCTGGGTCGCAATAGAAATACTTGACTGAAGATAGTCCGCTTCCATCCCGTATAGAACAGTTCTTTTCATCGAACTCGATTCTTGGATTGTCTACAAGATTTAGTACTGACAAAAACTCAGACAAATCATAGATACCAAAGTCAGTCGGGAAAGACTCTTCTATTACAGCAGTTACAACCAAGTTCTTCTTGATTGACATAGTTTTTAAAATGTTGCCTTTAGCGACAACGATGTTGGGGTTAATGTTTGCGAAGTTTCGCAAGATGTCGATTGTTCTACTAGTTAATTCCATTGAATGTTTCCTCGTTCAAGATGTAGCCATTATATATTAAATGGGGGTGAGTGTCAAGTAATTTCTTTCATTTTACTGAAGTTTTTGTCTTTATAGAATGTCAACTTACGTTCGAAGTGAGCATCCTCAAGTTCAGCCTTGTGTGATATAACGAACACGTTAGTGTCCTCTTTCAGGGTTTCGATAATCTTCATTAGGTTATCTACACCCTCACCGTCAAGTGACGAGTCAAACGTCTCATCTAGTACCAACAAGTTAGTCGACACCGAGTTCTTCATCTTAGCAATGGTACGCCAAGTGAATAACAGAGATAAATCGATGCGCTGTTTCTCGCCCTCAGAGAATGAGTCGTAAGAAAACGCATCACGATAACGTGACCGAATAGTCTCGTTAAAACTTTCATCCAGTTCAAAGTGAACGAAGAAGTCCAATATTTGGAGGTACTGGTTCGTTAACTGATTGATTACTGGAATATATTGCTTAATAATTTTAGTCTTGATACCAGTATCACGCAGTAGTTCACTCGCAATTCTATTGTAAGCAGACTTCTCGCTCAACACATACTTGGTATCGGTAAGAGAATGACTCTCTCCTTCGAGGGTTTCTAGGTCTCTGTTGGCCTGACTCTGGTCACCATCACTATCTACCATACCATCCATATCAACACGGATACGGTCGATATCACGGTGAAGTCTTTCAATAGTCTGCTGATTGTGATGAAGTTTATTCTGGTCATTCATACACAACTGTAACTGTTCTTCTAGAGAATCAATTTCCGACTGATATTCAGTCAGTTTTTCTTTCGCCTTATCCATAGCATGTTTTAGTTCTTTCGCCTTGGATGTAGCAGCGTCCTTCTTAGATGTGCGCAAGTCTTCCGCAATATCTTGGTCACATGTAGGACAGTGTTCGTTCTCATCAAAGAACTTAGCATCCTTAACTACAGTCTTTACTTGGGCATTAAACTGAGCATAGTACTGGTCTAGTTGCTGTTTATTTCCACGTATAGACGCTAATTGTGTAGTAACAGTCGGCAGTAAAGCGTTTACAGTTTTAGATAGTACCGAATTGTTATCATTAATAATTCGAATCTCGTCCTGTAACTCAATAATATGAGACTCTTTCTCTTTACGATGCGCAGTGTTAATGGCTGTCAGATCACGGATATATTTTCTCTGAGCAGAAATCTTAGTCTTAACGACTTCTATCTGGTGAGAATTACCTTCAATCTCAGTTTTAAGGTGAGATATCTTTTCTTTTAGAATGGTGTTCATCTTAGAGAAGATGTTAATATCCAAAAGGTCTTCGATAACATCACGACGACTGGTAGAGTTAAGTTGCATAAATGGAACAAACGAAGACGAACCGAGAACCACAATCTGGTGAAAACTCTTATGAGACATTTGTAAAACGTTCTTCTCAAGAATTTCCTGATATTCCCTAGCGTGTGAACTCTGGTTAATCATAACATCATCCTTCCAGATTTCAAACTTGGCTGGTTTGATACCACGGACGACACGATACTCCATACCATTTACGGAGAACTGTACTTCAACAGAACAATCTTTATTATTGATTGTGTTGATTAACTGGTTCTTAGTAATTTTACGGTGGGGCTTACCGAACAACGCAAACGACAGTGCGTCCAGCATAGTAGATTTACCCGCACCATTCTGACCAACAACTAGATTGGTAGACGCTTTTAATAAATCAATCTCATTAAAGTAGTTACCCGTCGAAAGAAAATTCTTCCATTTAAGTGTTTGAAACTTAATCATACTATTTCTACGCTCTGTGCCTCAATCATTAATTCACCCAATACAGACTTAATGCGATCTTTATCTAAGTCAGTATCTACATCTTGGATATAATTATACACTAAAGTTTCGGTATCGTCAATAGTTATATCAGCATCATCGACGTTTTCTCCACGGAATTCTTTGAAGTCTTCAGCAATCTTCAACTCATAAATCTTTTGGTTGTTGATGCGGTCGATGAATCGTTCGAACTTTTTCATGTCAGTACGATTTGCCACCATCACTTTCACAAACTTATTATCGAGGTAAGACAAATCTTCGAAGTGATTTACTGTGTCCTCATTATAATGTAACTTGTGGTATAGTGTCATGGGGTTCTGTACAGGAGTTAACTTACCAGTATCAGTATCAAATATATGGAAGTATTTGGGGTCATGCGCATCATTCCAGAAGAATTCCATCTGAGCACCCAAGTAATGGATATGCCCGTTGTTAGACTTGGTATGAAAGTGACCTGACATTACTAAGTCAAAGCGTTGTAGTGGAGCAGGATTCATACCATGCTGACACATAAGACCCTTATCCATCTCAAACCCAGCCAACTCGAAGTGACCACCGCAAATACTAGACTTAGTGTTCGCAAGGAATTTAAGTATATTTTTCTCATTCTCAGGATTAATCCAAGGGACAAGCGCGATAGTTGTATCACCGTACTTCATGTCAATAGGTTCTTCAACTATATTAATCTCATTCATATAGTGACCCATCAACTCCTTCAACGAATTGAGACGATTGGTGTTTTTAAAATAAGTATCATGGTTGCCTGGGATGATATCCATAGTGATACCAAGTTCCCGCAATCGATCAAGGAAGATGCGTCTATTATGATTCAGAGCTTTGATGTTGATAGTTTTACGGTTATCATAGTAATCTCCCAAATGGAGAATCTGGGAGATGCCGTGTTCTTGTAAGTATGGGAAAAATACATCCGAGTAGAATCTTTCCTGATACTCCATAAAGATGTCCGAAGAATTCCTGACACCACAGTGTGTATCATTCAGTATTGCGATTAACAATTCTAATAACCTCTCAAATATGTTTCATTAAATATACATTGTACAATATAAGACACACTCATGTGACATGTGTGTAATCTAGAAGCCATTATATCAGATTGACCGCGTACTGTCAAGTACTTTAATCAAAGAAATCTGAGAGGTCTGAGTCAACATGTACCGCACGTCGTTTACGCATTTTCTTTTCTTCTTTTGCGTAAATCTTAAACTCTTGATCCGCAGATTTGACGGTGTCAATACGCAGGCGCAGAGTGTCGACTAAAGTGGATGGGGAATCCATGACGGAACCACCATTGTAAGAATCATTGTTATTGCTATCAACGAATTGGTCTATACCCGCTTCGGATATGAACTTCATCTTAATATCTTGTTGCTTCTTCTCTTTTTGGATTCGTCGTAGAAACGCATACCAAGATATCTGAGTGAAGTATGCGAACGCGTTCGGTTTACCAGAACGAGTGGCAGCTTCAATATCATAGTTTTCAATTGCTTTAAGACAGTTCTCTACCGCATCCATTACCATTTCTTCACGGTAAGTGTAACGGACAAAGTTTGCTTTGTGTGATAGACCTTCTGATATGCGTAGGAAACATTTAGCAATGTAATCAGTGACCACCGGAATAGATTCACCCTTATCCTTGGCATATTTTACTTGCGTACAATAATCTACTACAGACTCAGAGAACTCTCTGTTATTGACGTAATGTGGTTTTTCTTTTGGTTTCATTCATATATTCCTATTAACAATACACGTATTATACACGAGACCCGGCAGGGTGTCAAGGGTTAATACCATCTTTCATACCAATCAATGGGTCTTTCATAGCGACTCGTTTACGTAGGTCACTAGTGGAGAAACGATGGTCTCTCCTATTAAAGTATATCTCTATACCCCGTGCGGCACAAGTCGCACGTCCAGTGAAGGTCTTGTCTTTATACTCACTACCGATAATTCGTACATCAATATCAACCATCTTGAGAATGTCTTCTAGGTCTGTTTCTGTCTGATAGGGAATGATTTCGTCAACGTACTTAACTGCGGAGAGTTGTGTGTGTCTTTCGACTAATGTTTGTACAGGAGAGTTTTTATTTTCTCTGTCTTTGGAGGGGTCTACTTGTATAGCACAAATGAGGTAATCACATTGTGTTTTCGCTTCGCGTAACATTGATATGTGGCCAGCGTGTAATAAATCAAAGGTGGAGGCGGTAAAACCAACTTTCATAACATAATCTCATATAATAAAAATAAAACTTGACACAGCGTCGTTTATAGTGTATAGT